TCTGCCCAGAGCGGGTCGAGGTGAAACACGACATCCCCCGACCCGTCTTGCGGGTGATGACCGAAGTATTCAGACCAGTCGGCAGCATAGGACAGCTTCACCGCGGGTCCCATGATCGCCCGCACTTCGGCCAAAAGCGCGCGTAGGGCCACCACAGCCGGGTAGCCGCCCGCGGCATCCCTGATCTGGGTCAGACTTCGCATCTCTGACCCGATGCAGAACGCATCCACCCCGCCCGCGGCAACGCACAGTCGTGCCTGATGCAGGATGAAGCGCCGATACCGCCAGTCTGCGCCCGGTCCCGCAACCATACGTGTCCCGTCCCACGTCAAGTCGCCACGAACGGTCGTGCCGAAGAACTGCGCCACCTCGCTTGCGGCAGCGTCGGTCTTGTCCGGTGACCCCGGCATCCCCGGCGCGACCGACGTCGTGATGCGCCCTCTCCACGGCAATGCAGGTTGACCGATGGCCCCGGACCAGGGATCGGGCAAGCCGTTCCCGGCGATCTGGTCCATCAGCAGGAACGGGTAGAACATCACGGCCTTGCCGGACGCCTTCAGCGCCCGAATGGCCTCGATGACCGATGCGTCCGTCGGTGTTCCCCCATAGACAGGGCGATCATCCACCCTTGGAACCGGCTGCGCCGTTGTCCGCGTCAGCCCCGACACACGCCAGGGCATCGACCCGATCTCGGGGCCGGAAACTTCGACTTTCGGCCGAATATGGCACGCCGCGCATCTGAGGTCGTCTCCGAACCACGAAACAACCAACGAAACCGCGGCACACTCTGGCAGTTCGTTGTTCATCGCAGAAAGGGACGCCGCGAAATCAGTCCGACCCCACAGCGAGTTCACGTTGACCGCACGCCGCCTGCCGCCCGCCGTTTCCACGTAAACGGGTGTTGTGGCCAGGGCGTACTCGCCCGTGCCAGGCATCAGCGCGACAGCTTGCGTCCCACGCGCAATGTCCTGCTGGTCGGGATCGTCGGTGCGGGGTTCCGGCCGAAAGACCTCAAAGGTCAGCTGCGGGACTCGATTGCCGAATTGTCCAAGGGCCAGATCCTCGATGACCACATACGCCAGGCCGCGATAGGCGGGCGCAGAGCCCGGGCCCTCGATTGCCTCGATCCTGGGATCGGGCAACTGCTGCTCGTCGCCCGGATAGACCCGCATCGACAGTGCATTATGGGCCAGCTCGATGCCGTCCGCCCAGACGCGCCCAACGCCGGAAATCTCACCCTCGCACAGCGCGACCGCGATACTGACCGAGTAGCTGGATGTTCGAACCTTGGGCGAGCTCGTTGCTGTGCCTTTGCCCGATCCGCCTGTGGTTCGCACGGTTTCCAGAAACCGGGACGCCCAGATTACCTGACCTGCAACGCGCATCCGGCCAAAAACCAGCGGAATGGCTGTGCCCTCGCTGGCGCCCATGATGCGAAAGCGATCGACCTTGCCAGTCTCGATCGCCTCCGATCCCGCCCCAAGAATCCGCTGGTCGATGATCCGGCCGATCGTCGCGCCGACGGCACGTCCGACTACGGCCGAGGACAGGCCCAGCACGCCTCCACCAATCGACGATCCGATCGCGGCCCCGGCGGCAGAAAGAAGGATAGTCGCCATTAGTGGTCTCTCCCCGGGAATTCAAAGACCGCCACGACCCGGCGTTCCCACGGCCCGACCAGTGCACTTTCGACGACGCCACAGCCCGAGTAGGCATGGATCAGCGAGGCATCACCGTGACGGCTGCCCAGCACACCCAGATGCTTGGCCACACTCCCGTCCCGCATCCGCAGCAGCACAACCTGGCCAATGGAACGATCTGACATCGGTCGTTCACGCAGATGGGTCCGTGCCGCGTTCCAGAGACGCTCTTCTCCCGTGGCTTCGGACCAATCACGTGTGTATGCGGGGACAGGACCAGGCTCCTCGCCAAAGACTTCGCGCCAGATCCCGCGGATCAGTCCCAGGCAATCACATCCAACGCCTTTCAGCGATGCCTGATGGACATAGGGCGTTCCAATCCAGTCGCGCGCCCGTTCCGCCACTTCCAGGTTGATGTCACTCATGCCGATCTGCTCCCGCCATCACGTCTGGACTCACGGGCCGGGTAGCTCATGATCCAGTCTTCACCGGGAACATGGGGGAAACCTCGAAAATTCAGGAAGTTGCCGAACTTTACCTTGCAGGTTTCGCGTGACCGGTCGCACCCCGCCACCAGGCGCACCGGATCGCCCGGCCGCACATCCGAGCGCAGCGACTCCCAAAGCTCGATCCGCCGCCCCTCGGCTGTCGCGCGATCAATCTTCACCAACCCCGAGAGTCCGGCAGCAGCCCCGCCCAGCACCTCCAGCCGTCCTGCCGCGAACCAGTGTTGCGCATAGTTTGGCCCCGGCATCAGCAATCCCTGGGCGCCAGGTCCCCATTCCACCACCTCGGTTTCCCACGCATACGCGGGCAACGTGGTATCCACCTTGCACCGGTGGTCCCCAAGAACGGCCGAACACTGGCGTTGATAGACAAAGCCATCCGGCTTATTCAGCGCTTCCGACAGGCCGCGAAGCTCAGCTTCGAAGCGCGCGCCTGACCGGACGATTTCACCGATGGTGCCGCGAAACTCGATCTCACGCGCTTCGATGTTTGCCCAGTTCACCCTCCAGGTCGTGACTTCGGCGCCATCGTAGCGTCCTGCATCAATATCCTCCGCGGTGATTGAAGCATCACTCAACAGCCCAAGGGCACCCGCATTGTCGACCGCAAGACCCGTCGAACTCTGGTAGGCGCGTCCACTCAGACCTGTATCCGCCCGATGATGTACGCCATCGAAGACAAGGTCCCGGTCGTGGTCGGTGAACCCCAGAACCAGGCCATCCCGACGTCGCACCTGCCAGCATCGGCAAACGGTCGTGCTTCCCGTCGCCAGATGTGCTTGCAGTGCTGCCTCGGCCGCCGTCATGTTCGCACCTCGACCACGGGGACGCTTGGAACCTCGCCGGCTTGGAAACTCGCCATGGAGAGAACAAGGCGGTCTGTGTCGAACCGAACCGGTACATCGAACTCGAATCCCGCCGTAACCTGCACACCGACGTCCGGCGGATCGGCGAGTGTCAGGATTCCCCGGGTCACATCAACCTCGAACCCGACCGTCTCGACCAAGGGCGTCCCCTGGACCGCGACGCGCACTGTGCCCGCCACCGGCTTAACGATCGAGCGGGTGTAGGACTGTGCCTCCGACCGATAGGTCTTGGTCAACTGAAAGGTATTTGTCACGCCGTCCCCGATCGCGATCACCTGATCAAGGGCGCCCGGTTCCCGCGATGCCGGGCACGACCGGAAGTCCGTCCAGTCCTTCCAGCGAAACCCGTGCATCTGGCCTTGCCGCGCCTCGAAGAAAGCAATCAGCGTTTCCAGATCGTCCAGCGACCGCATTCCCAGCCCCGCATCGTATCGCCGCCGAGACTGGGCCCAGGGCGTGTTGCGCTCCTCAAACCCGTTGGCCAGCGTGACGATCTCGGTCCGCCGCTCAGGGCCACCGACCGACCCGAGGCTCAGGCTGGCTGGAAAGCGTACTTCGTGAAACGCCATGTCACACCTCACCGGTTGCGTTGGCCACGGGACAGGGCGCGGCCGACCTGGGCGGCGATCTGGGTCTGCGATCGCTGAAATCCCTGCACGTCGGGCGTCGTGATGTTCATCACGACCGAAACGGGCCGACCGCCACCACCCGGAGCGCGAACACCCAGCGCTCCGTCGGCCCCGCGTGTCAGGGGCAGGATCGCCTCGGGCCCGGCCTCGCCCATCAGGCCGGTCGCACCGCGCATCGGGAACGTCGTGGGCGACGTCACGATCCCTCCCTTCGCAAAGGGCATCACGCGCCCCTGTGCAAAGGCACCGCCTCGCGCAAATCCCATTGCCCCCTGGACAAGGCCCTCGATTCCCCCGGCAAGGATCCCGCCGAAGTGGTTGAATACGGGTTTCACGGCGGCGTTGTAGGCGGCTTCCGACATCGACCGCGCGACCCCGCGCAACGCATCAGACAGCTTCATCCCGTCAAACACCACGCCCTCGAAGGCCGACTTCAATCCGCGCGAGATGCTGGTCGACATCGAGGACACTTCCCGCCCGGCGCCGGCAAACGTCGCCTGCATCCGCGACAGTTCACCATCGAAGGCCGCCGCCATGGCCCCCGCCCCTCCCAGGCTGCGCTCCAGCGCGGCCACCTGGTCCTCGAACCCGTCCAATCCGTCAGTCTGTCGCATCGGTCGTCTCCCGTGTCTTGTCTGGGAAGGCGCGCACCAGGTCTTCCAGTCGGGCGCGGGTCAGACCACGCGCACCATCCGGACTGATCCCCAGCATCAGGGCCAGTTCGCCGGGCGTCAGCGACCAGAACTCCGCTGGCCGCAGCCTCAGCCCGCAAATCCCGGCTCGCATCAGGCCAGACCAGTCGAGGCGGCTCATGGCGCCTCACCCGGAACGGCGAAGGCGCGTGCCAGCAGTTGGCCCGCAGCCTTCGCCGCTGCGACAGTTCCCCCGGCGATGTCGGCACTCAGCAGATCGTTGGCAGACCCCCGCCATCCCCCGCCGCGCAACCCCGCCACGATCAACGACACGACATCCCGTGCCGAAAAGCGCCCCGTCTCGAAACGCTCCACAAGGGCCACGATGGTGTCGGTGCCCATGGACGCCTCAAGCTCCGCCAACGCGCCCAAGGTCAGCTTCAGCACCTTCGCTTCGCCGTCGATCATCAGGCACACTTCGCCAGCCCAGGGGTTCTCCATCGGTCAGAGCGCCGTGAAGGTCAGTTCGCCCGCCGAAGCCAGCGACACCTCATAGGTCGCCTCTCCGTTGTAGCTCCCCGCATACTCGAGCCCCGTCATCAGGAACGCACCCTCCACGATGCCGAAATCGGGCACGATCACCTGCCACACGGGCGTCTGTCCGTCGAAGAAGATGCTCCGCGCGCGCGCATCCGTGCCCTCGTCGCGGAACACACCCGACCCCGAGATCGAGGCCGACCGCACCCCTGCCCCGCCCAGCAGCTCGCGCCACCCACCGGCGCTTTCCAGGCTCGTGATGTCCACCGTCTCGGCGTTGAAGCTGATCCGCGTGGCCCGCAGGCCCGCCACCGTCTCGAACTGCCCTGCCCCAGTCAGGTCGATCTTCAGAAGCAGGTCCCTGCCGTTCTGCGCCGCCATGTCGGCTCTCCTCGCTTGTTCAGTTTGTGTCGATGCGCGCGCGGAACCGAAGCTCGATGCGTCGCACATCCGCATCCCGGACCCTCCGGGCGCGGGCCGAAAGAAAGGTCAGGTCCATCAGCCGACCCGCGTTCAGCACGAGCCCGGGCGCTTCCAGCGCTGCCGCTGCCGCGGCTGCGACGGCCTTTGCCTGGGCAAAGCCCGTGGCCGAACTGACCACACTCAGCGCGATGTCATGCTCGGCGATCACCCCGGACGCATCGCCGCGCGCCCTCGCCTCCTCGACGCCGAGGCTCACGTAGGTTTCGGGCAGGTTCCCTGCCGGAACGTGATCGTAGACGGCTGTTCCTGCCAAGGCCACCAGCGCCGGGTCCGACGTCAGCCGCGCGTAGACCGCAGATTGCAAGGCAACCGCACTGCCATAACTCATGCCGGAACCTCCTCGGTCGCAAAGCAGACAAGCAGTCCGTCCAGATCGGGGGCTTCCGTCACGGCCGAGATTGCAAACACACGCCCCCCCGACCGAAACCGCTGCTCGGGCCGGGGTCTCCGCGCATCACCCACGGGCGCGGCACGGACGTAGATCCGGAAGGTCAGCGTCGACAGGGTCACCTGTTCCGCCGCCTCGATCCGCCCGGCCCCAGCGCGGACATGTCCCCAGATCGTGCCGAGCGGTGACCAGACCGTCGTGAACCCGCCCGCCCCGTCGGGCACGCGCTCCGGGTGTTCCAGAACCAATGCCCGATCGAGCCTCGGCCAGGCCTTCATGACAAACCCCACAGCCGAACATGGCGGTATGGCGCCACCAGGGCCGATACCGCCTCGGGCAAGGCCGCAGCCCCCTTGGGATCGTCGTGGTAGCCCGCCGCAAGCACCAGGACCGCCTGCTTGAGGTCGTTCGGCACCTCCGCCCACGTCGCCCCGTACCCGGCGGTGAAGTCGATCTCCGCACGTCCGCCCACCGGGAT